AACTATCACATTCAACAATCCCCTTGTCACCTATACCGACAAGGGAAGTGTCAAATTGAACGGCTGCGAATGCACTCTCAACACCTAATTCCGAGTTAACTTTTTCTATTTGGAAAGGAGCGATTGACCTGCCCGTATAACGCAGTTGCCAAGTACTCCGCTCGCAATAAATGACAAGATTATCGCGTACAAAACCAATAGCAGTAATATCTTCAGATGTGGGTATGTCAAGAAACCCTCCTTGCCCTCGTATATCGTCACGCCAAGACCCTGTTGATGGAGGGCCGGCAGCATAAGGGATAAATGGATTTCCAATTGTTGACCAGCGTATTCTGTTAGAGTAGTTTATCGAACCTGCTGCGTTTGGCCCTTCCCAAGTATTAAAAGTAACCATTCTTCCACGGAAAGGAAGGTTGCAAAGCCAGTTTGTGAGATAATTTGGCCCGGCATCTATTTGGCTCCATGCAGAAGGAAAGAAGTTAACCCATGTAGTGCCATCCGTAATACGTGGAGGATCAGCATTTACCCCAAACTGTCCGGTGTTATTCGTTACCCAAAAAAGTTTAACGTTAGATGTTGAAAAATTAGATACAGAACTTGTCCAGTAATTTGTAGACCAGAAAAAATCAGTTCCCGAAGGAGGTGCTCCGTGTGCATTCCATGTCGTACCGGGTATAAATTCTTGAAATTGATCATCTGTAGAGTTATAAAAATAAGCGTAGTTCTGATCGAAAGCTATCGTTTCATCATTAGCACTATTTTGAAGCTCACGTATACGCAACCCCATAACAGGGAGTCCAGGGAAATATTGAACAGGCAGGTTTTTTTGTGATCCTGATATTACAAGTAAGCCAGAAACCCTATTTAATATAGCCGACCCCGTAGAATTGGTTAAAAGAGTAACGGGACTGCTACCGCCTGGATCAGTGAATGTATCGCTACCAATTGCAAAAGAAGCAAGACCTGAATTAAGATGATTTGGTGTGATTGTAATAGTAGCATCGCCTGATCCATCTGTTGTCCCAATATTTCGTTGAAGCCTTCCTAATAACTCATAACCTTTCTTTCGTAAAATACGTTCACGCCACACATACGCATTCAATAAAGTAGGGTAGGCATCGTCAGGTAATAGAAACTCTTCACGGTTTTGCACGAGTCCAGTCGCGTTTCCTGTTATCTTAAGTGGTTTATAAACAGCCATTAAAATCCCTGCCCGATTCCCCATCCGCCTACTGAATTATTTCCGTATTGGGTTGAGTTAAATAATGTGATGTTTGGTTGGTTTATCTCCTCTATAGATTGTCTCTCTAACACTAAAGCCTCTTGCCTCATAAATCCCTCTCTAAGGTTCTCAACACCTTCCATATCTTGCCTGTCTCTAAGTATCTCCATAGCCGATCCAAACGCGATGTATTGGCTCCATTGATTAAGTATTGGACTATTAGTGCTATTCATGAACTGGACGGGCGTTTGAAACGTTTCTATCTCGCACAGGTAAACGTTGTCGGGAACAGGGCGAATAGTTAATTCGTTATTCCAAAACAACACGTTATATGGACGACCTACTTGATAGGTGGCAGCCCAGATATTTAGCTGAGTTCCGGGAGCTGGCGGAACGGGGAGTGTTATATTTATTTGCGTTGTAACATAGTTAACAGTACCGCAATACTGAGGCAAATTAGGATTAGGCAGGGTAGGAGGATAAGCTGGATACTGGGGGTCATAATATTGAGAACCGCCTAAGGGTGACAATGGGGGGATTGCAGGTATTTGCTTATTAGTGGAATTTAAAGCGACGTTATCGCCTACATTATTTTGAGTTACAAAAATCAATTGACCTGTAGTTGTATTAGATCCTATTCCATTACCGTTTACAATAGCTCCACCGTCATCAATAATTCTTATTGGATTGCCGTTGATGTCAATACCTCCAATAACAAGCTGGGTGCTTAAAATACCGAAATTAGGTTGAGGAAACGGATTGACATTGTTTCCGAAAAGAGTAAATGAAAATGTCGGACTTGTTGAAATCCATGTACCGCCAGAAATGTAAGCCCCAAAACCAGTGTTATCAATACCGTTTAAATTAAATTGATTGGCATTCACCACTGTGACGGTATAACTATTACCATTCAATTGAACCATGCCAACTACATTTGAAATGATAATGATTGCACCGCTTGTAAGACCGTGATTTGGATTTGTAATTTGAGTCGGATTTGTCGGTTGAGCTATTCCTGTTATTGTCCCCGAAATAGAAGCAACACCCTTCTGGAATTGGGTTGGGTATCGGGGATAAAGATTGTAAAGTTGATCCCTATTTTTGAAAAAATTACCTTGTATGCCTTCAAAATAAATAGGGGCACGGAAACCCTGCAAATTATTAACATCTACAGGGTAACGGTCAACATTGGGGATAGTAAGGAATTTATATACGCTACGTTGTTGGTCTATCTTTATCGCATAAGGAAAGTCTTGCGAATAAAATCGGTTAACTGAATCCTGAATGTCCGCACTAGAAAGAGCGGCCTCACTTGCTGAGGCCGTCAATCGACGAACTTTCTTTTCGATAAAGGCATAGGTCGAATCTGCTTGTACAACGGAACTCATACAAAAACCCTTTCAGGTGTAATTTAGAATCCCAATGCGCTAAACTTGTGAAGCCATGTCCCTTCTTGGTCTTTCTCGAGAGGTGCACCACCTTTTTGAAGGTTTTCTCCATCCACACTTACAAGACCGCTTCTAACAGGAATATGTTTATTCCTATCATTAACTTCTTTAACAAGACCGAGGGGGACTTTGTAAACCTTACCCGGGATGAAATGCCATATCTGGATAGGGTCGCCAGCATATTTACAGTAAGGTTTTGTTAAACGCTCATGTCGACCGCGTGCATTTAAATACTCCGCTTCAACAAGACGATCATCTTCTTTTTTCTCTGCTTGTAATTGTTTTTTGTGTTCCGGTTTAAAATTCTTGAAGTCATCAAACGGATTGCTATTCGTTAGAACGTTAATCAATCCGTGTTCTTCACCGGATGCTGTAGCTAGTTTTAATTGCATTTCGTTCTCCTAATTTCCGATATTGTTTAAAGATTTGAATGGTAAATCTCTTGTGGCATTACTGAATGGCAGGTTTTGTGATCCCGATGGAGCTAGAGAAGCCGGAGTTTCGCCTGTATTTGGCGAGTAGATAAATGGATCGAATAGGCTGGAATCTATGTTCAAACTCATTGTTGTTGCTCCCACCTGAATAATTTTCCCCGTCAAACCATTGGCTTGATACATACCCCACGTTTTAGGAACAGTTAGTCGTACAAGCTGACCGACTAGATATCTATTAGCCCCATCTTGAGGAACAATGAAAGTAATCACTATCGGAGCCGATTGAGTGATATTCGTTATCAGCAACATGCTAGGGATCGTAACGACAGGAGGAAGATAAATATTTGCCATTACTTCCTTATTTTTTTAAGCGTCTCGGCAAGATGCGCCTCTTTTCTTAAGGTTCCACTTTTGCTGTGTTCCGCCTTTTTAATCTTGGATTCGGGGATTTTAGTTCCCTGCTTCACACCTAATTTCTTATGTAGTGCTCCGGGCTTTTTTATGGCTCCAGATATCCAATTTTTTTTCTCTTTAGCCATTTAACACCTATGTGACGATCATATTGCTGACGCCAGCAATATGATCGTGGTTGTATTTAAGAAGGGACCGGCGAATTGATGGTACCCGTTTCCATCTTGTACCCCTGATACAGAACAGTATCCCCTCCTGCACCACCCGGAGATTGCGCCCCTGCTGGTAAATACATATATGGCAACTGTACACCACTTCTAAATGGGATATTTGTGAAGTCATATCCGGTAGTAACCCTTGTTATTGGGTTATACATTGCATTTTGTCCAGCAGGCGCAAGAGTCGCAAACAAGGCAGTTGTTGGCGAACCAGTGCTTGCAGGAAATGCAAAGGCTGTAAAGTTGGTTGTATTTACATTTATCAAGAAATTATAAGGGTCAATGATTGCGGTAACATAAACAGGGTTACTTTGAGGCTGGTTGAAGTTGTTGAGCTGAACCATTCCGAAAGATCCGGGGATGGTAAATTCAATCTTCTGGCCAAGGTAGACCT